ATCTGTAATTTCTTGCTCTTGATCATCTACATAATATTTTAAAAAGTTTGGTTTACGACCACGTTCTATTTTGTATGGTACACTATCTTTTTCAAATTCAACTGTAACTAATAAATTTTTATTATTAGTTTTATTAATTAAATTGTCTTTGCGTATTTTTGTTAATGCTTCACCATATAATGCGTATGATAAGGCATTTACTATTGTTGTTTTACCTGTACCGTTTCTTGCTCCAACATCATCACCACCTAAATCTAAATTTTGTCCTAATACTAATGTTAGATGACTTCTATCAAACTTAACTGCTTGAGTTTGATTACCAACACTCATAAAATTCTTAACTGTTATTGTTTTTAATGTAATCATAAATCTTGATAAATTTTTCTTAATAATTGTTTATCAAATGAATCAGATTCTATTGTTGCTAGTTGATTTAATACAATAGTATCAACTGATTCAAACTTAACGGCAACACCTTTATTGGTGTCATCTTGTAATGCTTTTGAATCTTGCATTATTGATAGTTCACGCAAGTTGTATTTTTTTATAAATTCTTCTTTTATAAAGTTTAGTTCTTCATATGTAACTTCTACGTCAATCATAACTCTTATATGCATATCTGGTTTCAAAACAGCATCAGTATTATTGATTAGTTCACTAAATTTTATTACTTTATATGTTGGACCTTCTGTCCAATTAATATAACGTGGTTCGTTACCATATTCTAAAACCATCATACCACGTTCTGGATCACTTGCATCTGCATAATTTTGAGCAAACGGTGAACCTAAATACTGGATATTCTTTGATATTTGTCTATGATGAAAATGTCCTGTAAAAACTTGTTTTTGTTTGTTAAAATCTTCTTGTTTTATTTCTGATATGTCTGGCATTTTTACCATGGCGTTCATTAAGAAATTTGGCAATTCAAAATGCCCAAACGTATAATCAGATTCAATATCACGAATGGTGCGCCATTCTTCTCCTACCAGCCAGGGGATAAGTGCGACATTATTAGTGACTGTAGGTTTTGATATGATTCTTATACGTTCAATATTTCTCGCGAACGCCATGGAACTGACTTCCCTTGTTTCTTTATAGTACAAATCGTGATTGCCTAATAAGAAATAGGTAATGTCAAAATTCTTTGATAACTTTTCTAAGTTATCTAAAGAATACGATAAGGTATCAACATTGATTGCGGCACGTTGATGGTGCCAATCACCCAAAAATATGCAAGTTTCACAATCGTTTTCTTTGGCTTGGCCAATAAACCAGTCAACGAAACGATTTGCGTCTTGATTAAATTGCTTAGAATTACTTTTATTACCGAAGTGAATATCTGTAAAACAAGCCGCTTTTTTGAATAAATTTGTCAATGTCGCTTACCTTATAATAATTGTATGACGTTTTTATAAAAAGATCAAGTTATTTTTTAGGTTGTATTGGTGTACTTGTGCGTTCTAAATTTTGTCTTGTAGACGATGGTTTCATTTGTGCTAGTTCTAACAAGTCATCACGTATGTTTTGATTTTTCTTTTCAATGTTTAGAATTCGTGTAAATGAATTGGTTATTGCCGCGGTGTAGTATGCAAATGGATTATCAGATTTGCTTTCATCAAATTGTAAACCAATTTGACTTAATTGTAATAATGCTTGTGATTGCATTTCATCATTTGCTGTATATCCACGCCAGTTTGCTCTAGTGGCATAACGTTTGCATAATTTTAAAAACATTCTTGCTAATTCGTCAGTCATTTTTCCAAATGGATGGCTTAAAGGTGCATGAAACTTTCCATTGCTCATTGATCCTACCCAATGTGATTTGCCTATGCATTTTAATTTGTCATCTTTATCAAGTTTATAATGTTGGAATGGTGGAAAATTAATTTTTACTCGATGATCTGCTTCTGTTTTAGGTTTACGTTTGCGTCCTGCTTCTAATGGTATATGATCATAAGTCATAATTCTAAATATTAAATCATGTTTATCAATTTTTTGCCATTTAACTTCAAAATCTGCTTGTTTAACTTTTTTATCAACAAGTTTTGCTTTTTCATATGATTCTTTTTGTAATCTTAATGCTTTATTACGTTTAGCCTGTGCAGTTGTTCTTCTATTAATTTTATCTAATGATGGAAGAATAATGTCATAACGATCATAACCTTCCTTTGCAACTGAACAATATGAATTTTTTGAAAGGTGTATCTGTTTTAGTATATCTTTATTGTTAAGATAGTTAATTGCCATGTGTTTCTTTCTATATTTATAGTAATAAGTGTATGGTATTTGCTACAATTAAGCAACCAAAAAATCAATAATATACGCAGTTTATTTTTAAAATAAATATAACAAATGAGCATATTGAATAAACTTAAAGATAATATTGTTGGGTCTGTTACAGCAGGAGTTAGTTCAGGAGGTAAGTCAAATATGAGATTAAGTTTGGCTAACTTACCTTTAGGAGGAATCCTAGGTAAAAGTGGTGATGGCAGAACTGTAATGCAACCACAAGTGTTAAGTTCAAATCCAGCCTCAGAATTAGATTGGAGAGTAAAATTAAGTTTGCCACCTGCGGCTTCAGGGTTTTATAAAGAAGGTGGGATAATGGCACCATTACAACAAACAGGTGGGTTTACATGGCCAATAACACCTACAATTATTATACAGCATTCAGCACAATACACACCACAAGAGCCTGTTCATGTAAATTATCCATACTACGCATACAATAACAGTAGAGTAGACGCAATGAGTATTATAGGTAATTTTCCAGTTCAAAATGCACAAGAAGGAGCATATTGGATAGCCGGATTGCATTTTCTTAGATCAGTATCGAAAATGTTTTATGGTCCTGGCGGTAATCAAGGTAATCCACCACAAATTTTAAGACTTAATGGATATGGTGAACATATACTTAAAGATGTTCCTGTAATAGTAGAGCAGGTTACTATAGAATTGAGAGAATCAGTTGATTACATTGCAGTTCCAGTAGATAAGCAAACAAAAGCAGAAAAGAAAGTATTTGAAGGTGGTCCACCATCAGTATCATCACGGCAATCAAAGGCTCAAGAAAGAACCTCTGGTGCTGTTACTTCAACTAGGGTACCTACTGATTCAGTTTTTACAGTTTTAGTACAACCAGTTTACAGTAGAAAGAGACTTAAAGATAAATTTAATCTTAGAGATTTTGCGTCTGGCAAGTTAGCTAAAGATGGGTTCATTTAATGGTAAAATATAATAGTACATCTCCATATGCAGAAACAGTACAACGTAGTGGATATCTTGATTTGTATTCTCCAAGAACATTCCCACAGAGTAAAGATGATCTTCAATACAAAATTGATGTGTTTTATGAAAACAGACCAGATCTATTAGCACATGATTTGTATGGGTCAGCAAAACTTTGGTGGGTATTTGCTGTACGCAATCCTGATGTTCTTAAAGATCCAATTTATGATTTTACAGCAGGTATAATAATACGCATACCTCGTCAGGATGATATATCAACTGGCCTAGGAATTTAAAATGCCAGCAATTGCAGCCGCAGTTCCGCTTTATATCTATGGTGGTATAGTATTCACATCATTAACAGCATATTTGGCTTATCTTTGGTCACAAGGTATTAATTTAAATCCGTTTATTAAAGGTGATGACTATAATCCTGATAATCTTGTATCATTAGAAGAGTTAGGAATTGCTACACAAAATATAACAGAAGACAAAAGTTGGGAAGGAAGTTACATATCACAGGCTGATACAGAATACAATCAAGCAATACAAGGAACTAGTACTACTACTATACCAGATGCAAATCTTGGAAAGTTTGATTATGTAAAATCAGTTGTACAACCAGACGCAAATCATTTAAAAGCAGTAAAATTAAAAAACTCAGATCAATGGACTATAGCCACTGCACAAGAAAAAAAAGTAATAAACAATTATATTGAGCATAAAAATCTTGAACTATCTAATAAAATAGTTAAAGTTGCTCCAGATAATTTTATTAAACAAAAAGACAAGTTTTATGAAACAAAAAAGTCTCAACCAGTAAGTCTTGTTCAACATTCGGGTGTAGATGTAAAACCAAACAATAAGCACTATAATATAAAACAAGGAAATGTTGTGACCATGCAGTCACCTGCGGAGGTAACAATTAAAGAAAAAGTTCCACCTATGCCTCCAGAAATAAAAACATATAAAAATGTAAATGGAACGAGTACGCACTCAAAGTCTGGTTTATCTAACAAAGTAAACGTTGAACAATATGCAGATGCTGGAAAAGGTGATTTATCTAATAAAGTAAATGTCAGCCAATATCAATCAGCCGCAAAAAAAATAGTGTATACTAAAGATAAAAAAGGACAATTAGCAGAATCAACTAGTCCAAGTAATCAATATTATGATCATAAGCCACCAGTCGGTGATGGTAGTGGTTATATTTCAGGTGACACCAATGATACAGTAGTATCAAGTCCTACAAAACGTCCATATAAAGATGATGAAATAGACGGTCCAGAAACTTTCGAACCAGACTTCAAACAACCTAAACGCAGACCACCGGGTGAAAATCCTCTGTATAACTTAGAACCATACACATATGAATTTACATTATCAGCATTACCGGCCGATTTGTATAATTCAGCAGATTTTAAAACAGCAAGTACAAAAAATGTTATAGCGAAATCATCTGGTTTAGGAAAAAATAAATCAGATTATGTTGAAGGAGCAGAATATCCTACGTTAGCACCAGGATCACAATTAAACAAGCATTTTGGATCTGTTACACTTAAAAGCATTATAGGATTAAACAGTAAAACTTCTGTAAGTAATACTCATGCACTTGATTTTCAAATTTTTGAACCATTTGGGTCAAATTTATTAGATGACTTGCATGATGCCGCAGTAAGTATTGGTTATACCAATTATCTTAGATGTCCGTATTTGCTTACATTGAAATTTAAAGGATATGATGATGAAGGTAGACCAGTTAGTAATCTAATTGGTACTTATGGTCATGTTACAAGATACTTTCCATTAAAAATTATTAATTGTGACTTTAATGTTACAGGTGGTGGTACAACATATAATTTTCAGGCTGTTCCTTATAATGCAAATACAATGATTGATAATGTAAAGTACACACAATCACCAATGAATCTTAAAGGCGCTACAGTTGATGACTTTATGCAAGATCTTGAAGATCAGTTAAATGCTCAAAATTCAATTAAAGAGCATAATGCCAAATATCCAGGATCGCAAAAAAAGTATATTTTGTTAATTGATGACATGATTAATCCAAGTGAATCTAAAAATCTTTCAAAATCTACAATTAATCATGACTACATGACGGCACAGTCAACATCATATGCTCCAGAATTAACTGAAGAAGGTAAAAAATATTTTAATGGCTTAAATGAAGTTGGGACTGCTGGAATAACAGCGGAAACGGTAGAAAACGAATATGGTATATCAGATTTTACTCGCAGAGTTTATACGTTTGCTACAGGTACATCTATTTTAAGTATTATTGAAGCAATTGTTGATAGTAGTGATTATGTTACTAGACAAGTTGAAAGTGGATACGTTTTTACAACAGGAATAAATTCAGATGGACAAGTTCCATGGTATAATGTTGATTATAAGCATTTAACGTATAGTAGACAGTATGGTGATGCAGAAACATGGGTTTTTAAACTATTTGCTCATTATGTTGATTCTAATACAGTTTTATCAGTTTCAAAACCTGGTTGGGTAAACACAAAACCAGTTGCTCGAAAGTATGATTACATTTATACAGGTAAAAATAGAGATATATTAAATTTTGATATACAATATAATTTTGCATTCTTCCAAGCAATGGCGGCAAATAGAGATACTACAACAGGATCAACATCTGATAAAGCAGTTAAATCAGGTGACAAAAGTAAATTGGTTGAAACTAAACCATTAATAGATGCCGCTGATGGAGGTCTTGTACCAGTAGAATCACAAGCCACAGATACTACTATGCAAGATGATACGCAAGGTACTGAAGATGCAAATGTAACTGGCCGAAAAAAAATATCTAATGCCAAAAAAGCAATTACTAATCCTGAAGCAGATTTGATTAATTTAGAAATCGAAATACTAGGTGATCCTTATTATCTTCAACAAGCAGATTTTAGTCCATTTAATTTAGTAGAAAGTACAGTAAACGCACAAACATACGAAGACGGATCAATGAATAATTTAGCAGGTGAGGTGTATATTAATGTTAACTTTAAAACTCCAGTTGATTATGATGATGAGTCAGGATTGTTTGAAGGGTTAAATCTAGGTCCAGGCAAGTATAATACAGCATTTTTTGGTGGCATATACAGAGTAATTCAAGTAGAAAGTACATTTGATGGTGGACAGTTTATACAAAGAGTAACTGGTGTGCGGTTAAAAAATCAACAATTAGATCAACCAAAAGCCATAGAAAAAGAAGTTACTGCTACTACATCAATTGAACCGGATACTTCAGCAGGTGAAACAGAAGGTGGAGCAACAGTAACGCAAGGAATAGATGTTCAAAAATCAAATGAAAAAGGAGAAGTAGTGGCAAAAAATGAAAAAACAGAGGAATTACTTCAAAATGGATCTATGAACGATCACAACGCGGCTATAGAGGCTCAAATGCTTAAAGATCATACAGATCACTGGGAAGCAACAACTTATACTGGGTTAACAAAAGATGCTTCACAATCAGGTAATAAAATGACTGGACACGTATTCACTGGAGAAACTGTAGGACCAGCAGGTGCAGATCAGTTTACTCAAACGTCAGGATCTACAACTGAGACTAAAACAACTGGTAATAAAACTCACACAACAAAAAAAGAAAACAAAGGAAATACAACAACAATTACAACAAGTGAAACTCAAGAATCAGGTGGTGAAATGACAGAGTATAAAAGTGAAGAAAAGAAAATAGGTAATGCCAAGTATGGTGGTTTAACAAAAAAAGAATATTATGAAGGTAAAACTTTGGTAGGTATGGATCAATCAACTGGAAGGGAAATGGTTAATGTAAGTAAAGGGGTAATGGTAACCAGAAATACGTCGAGAATTAGGGAAGAAGGTGAGGAGCAAGGATTATCAAATACAGAAATTGATGCAAATGTAAAAAAATGGAAGGTAGAATCTGGTTTATATACAAAGACACAAGGATCTGGCGGACATGATGTTTATAAACAAAAAGGAGAGTGGTCCACTACTGACATAACAAGAGAATATAGATGATAATAGGAATAAAAAATGGCTAGAGAAACACATAGTCCACACGGACCAGTAAATTTTACAGGTCCAAGCAATAGGCCTAAGGCTAATGCATTATACATTGGCAAAGTTAAACGTACAAATGATCCACAACGCATGGGTCGTGTGCAGGTATTTGTTAAAAACTTCGGAGGTATTGAACAAAATCCGAATACATGGGTTTGGTGTAGAACATTATCTCCTTTTTATGGTGTTACACCTGGAGACTTGTCTGTAGCAGGTACAAGTGACTGGAGTAAAACACAAAAATCATACGGTATGTGGATGCCACCACCAGATTTAGATACTAAAGTTGGTGTAATGTTTGATCAAGGAGATCTTTCACAAGGGTATATTATTGGATATCCAATGGATCAATATATGAATAATATGATTCCTGGCAATCCATCTTCAACATTAAAGAAAATTGATAGTGAATCACCTGATTATGATGCACAATTGGTTAAGTTAAAAGTTCCTAATGCTCCTGTTACTGAATATAACAAATCAAATCCAGATCTTAAGGCTATAGATGCAACTGAAAAACCATTGCATCCATTTGTTGATATATTAATAGACCAAGGGTTAGCAAGTGATAATATTAGAGGTAATACATCATCATCTGCAAGACGAGAGACTCCGTCTCAAGTGTTTGGCATATCAACACCTGGTCCAGTAGACTTTTTTGGGCAAATTTCAGATGCTAAACAAGGTAATATTCATGGTTCACTTATGGATAAAGAAAGACGTGTAACCGGAAGAGCCAATTCTAGGCAAGGTGGTCATACATTTGTTATGGATGATGGTACTCCACAAGAAAGTCTTGGAGGTAGAATTCAAGGATTTCATAATAACGAGTTAATACGATTGCGTACACGCACAGGACATCAAATTGTGATGCATGATACAGACGGATTGATTTATATTGGATCAGCAAATGGCAAGGCATGGATGGAATTTACAGCAGATGGTAAGATTGATATATTTGCTGGTGATTCTGTTAGTGTACACACTAAAACAGATTTTAATTTTAAAGCAGATAGAGATGTAAACATTGAAGCAGGTAGAAATATTAACATGAAGGCAGAAGGAACATGGAAAAAAGACGCCAATGCTTATCATGATGAGAAGTTAGACGATGTATCAACTGGTGCAATTAGATTAGAGTCAATGGCAGAAACAGAAATTAAAGTTGGCGGACATGGATTTATAGAAGTAAATCAAGATTTTAAAATGGAATCAGTACGTGGACACATAGATATTAGAGCAACGCAAGTGGCAAAAACTGTAGATGATGTGGTACAACCAAGAAAAGATGTAAGAATACACGCAACAGGAGATGTTGACATACTTGCAGGTAATTCAGCAAACGTTGATGATAGCTTAACATCAAATATAAACTTACAAGCAGTTACTGATGACGATAATGTTGTAGGTAACTTTAATTTAAAAACGTCAGGTAAAGTAAGTGTTGATAGTGTGCTTGACACGTCATTAAAAAGTACAGCAAAATTACAAGTATCAAATGCTGGTACAGATATAGATGGAGGAGATATTAATTTAAATAGTGGTACAGTTTCGGTTACAACAGCAGGTGCATCTGCTACGGCAGAACAAGCCACAATTCCACCATTACTAACTCATGATTTAGTTAATACTGATACCCAATATGTATTTCCATATAATACAACCAGCAAAACACCAACATCAGCACGTGGTGATACATTAAAGTTAAAGAGTATTATGAAACGTATGCCAATTCACGAAGCATGGACAAAGCATGAAAATAAAACTAGAGACACAGTAAATTTAGATCGCACAGATAGAGAATATTTAGAACCAAGTAAAGAACAAAAAGAAGCAAATGATTTGAGTAAAAGAGTGGAGTAAATACAGTATGCCAGCAATACAAAGAATGACAGATGCAAATGCCGGAGGAGGTGCTATTACTACAATACCTCAAAGTACTGTAAAAGCCAATTCATTGGTTGTTGCAGTTGATGGTTCTAAAGGTACAGGACATGGTATAGGATTACACGCCAATCTTGCCTGGGACACACAAGGTGGGAATTCTACTGTTAAAGCAGGTGGAATTGCAATTAACACTACAGGTAATACAGATACTTGTGGTCATGCTAGAGTAGGAGGTTCGGGAGACGTAAACGTAGGATAATATGGCAAAAGTAAAATTAGTAAAAACAACAACAAGTGATAAAGTAGTAGAACCAAGTAGACTTAAAACTTACATTGGGTTTTCTACTGTTAATAGAGACTTTGATAGTAATACATTGTATGATTATGAATTAGCAAGGACTGATTTGTTGAATAGTTTGTATATTAAAAAGGGTGAAAAGTTAGAAAATCCTGATTATGGTACAATTATTTGGGATTTATTGTTTGAACCTTTTTCATCTGATGTATCAAAAGCAGTAGAAGAAGATATGATTTCAATAGTTGAACAAGATCCTCGATGGAGGTTAGATACTCTTAGAATACAACAAGAAGAACATGGACTTCTTATTGCTTTAGAAATAACTTATGTACCATATAATATAGGTGAAAATTTATCACTTATGTTTGACCAAGATGCAGGTTTAACAGTAGAATCATCGGCTCCAACTAATAATGTAGATGTTTCTGCAACAGGTGAAGTGGCACCAACATACTAATAATATACGCATATTATATTTAAAATAAATACGTATAGAACATGGCAACAACAGATAGACAAAACTCATTACTGATATCTCAAGATTGGCAGAAGATTTATAGATCTTTCCAACAAGCGGATTTTTTATCATATGATTTCGATACAATACGTAGAACAATGATTCAATATCTGCGTTCAAACTATCCAGAAGACTTTAATGATTACATTGAATCAAGTGAATATATTGCACTTATTGACTTGATTGCATATTTAGGACAAAATTTAAGTTTCAGAGTAGATCTTAATGCAAGAGAAAATTTTATAGATACTGCTCAAAGACGAGATAGTATTTTACGTCTTGCACGATTATTAAGTTATGTGCCAAAAAGAAATATTTCAGCGGCTGGATTGCTTAAAATTAATAGTGTTTCAACAACAGAATCAGTGACAGATTCAAATGGATCAGACTTATCAAATACTTTGATTAGTTGGAATGATCCTACAAATTCAAATTGGTTTGAACAATTTATTACTATAATAAATGCATCTTTATCAGGTACACAAAAATTTGGGTCTCCTGCTATTAGAGATTTAATTGGTGGAGTTACAACTCATCAATATAAATTTGCTACAACTAATATAGATCTTCCAATTTTTAAATTTAGTCGTGCTATTAATTCTCAGCAAATGCAATTTGAATTGGTTAGTGCAACAACTAGGAATCAGAATTACATTTATGAAGAATCACCAATACCTGGTAATAGATTTGGATTTTTATATCGTGCTGATGGACAAGGTAATGCATCTTCTAATACAGGATTTTTTACAATGTTTAAACAAGGATCGTTAGGCTTTAGTGAGTTTACGGTTACTGATTCGTCACCAAATACAATTGTATCTATAGATAAAAATAATGTAAACAATTCCGATGTTTGGTTATATGATTTAACAGAGTCTGGTACATTAGATAATGCTTGGACCAAAGTTCCTGCAGTTACAGGTAATAATGTAATTTATAATTCTGTTAGTGAAACTATTAGAAAATTGTTCAGTGTAAACACAAGAGCAAATGACCAAATAGATTTAGTTTTTGCTGATGGTGTGTTTGGAGATAATCCAAAAGGTCTTTTCCGAGCATATTATAGATCTAGTATAAATCAAACTTATACAATAAGACCAAAAGACATGAATAATGTTTCTGCGTCATTTGTTTATGCGAATTCAAAAGGACAAACTAACACATTAACAGTTTCAATGAGTCTTCAAAATACAGTTGATAATGCAACAGTAACTGAAAGCAATGCGGATATTAAAGCAAATGCCCCTCAGGCTTATTATACAAATAACAGAATGACTACTGCGGAAGATTATCAAATAGTTCCTTTAACACAATTCCAAGGAATTGCAAAAACTAAAGCAGTAAATAGGACT